AGGTGCAGCCGCAAGTTATCGTAGTTCTAGCAGTCTCATCGAGTTTATAAAAAGACACGAAGGTTTGAAATACAGTGTTTACAAAGATCCTGTGGGCTTACCTACAGTGGGATATGGGCATTTGGTAACTGCGCAAGAGCAAGCTAGCAACAGCGTGCTTATTGGGGGAGTTAATGTCCCCTTGAGTAGACCACTTACTCAAACAGAAGTTGACACTTTACTTCGCCAAGATTTAGACACCAAAGCTGAACTTTACGTTAGAAAGTTTGTTAAAGTGCCTATAACACAAAGCCAATTTGATGCTCTTACAAGCTTTACCTTCAATCTTGGTGGTGGTAGGCTGCAAAAAAGTGATATTTTGGAACAGTTAAACAAAGGTAACTATAGTGAAGTGCCTAACCTTTTGTTACAGTATGTATATGCAAAAGGCAAGATATTACGCGGCCTAGTAACACGGCGCGAAGCTGAAGCCAGTTGGTTCCGCGGCAAGCCGGTGACTGGTGCATAACACTGTCACCGGCAAGGTCACCAGCAGGCATTTGTCACCAACACTTAGCCCAGCGGTCCATGCGCCAATCTTCGCAAGGTTTGAAACTGCTAAACGCATGAGGATCAGCAGCTAGTTCACGACGTCGTTCATTGTAAACCTCCACAAGTTTGCCACGGCAATTGTTGGAGTCTTTGCATTCATGATACGCCTTCCAAACAGAACTAACACAACTGTTGTCTCCTTTGGCCCGACACTCCTCCTGGAATTTCCAAGTCAATCTCCACAGTCTGTCATGTTCATGTTTGCTGATATAATAGGGGTTTTGGTATGTAAAAATACTTACTTCACGGGGATTTTTGCCTGTGAAGTTTCCAATATCAGCTATAGGCCAAGCAACAAAGCCTAGAGTAATAGCCATCCCTACATGGCCCAACGGCCGGTAGATGTTATACAAACACCAAGTTAAATATCCCACAAACCCCACCGAGGGGATCATACCAATAAACCCCCACCAAACAGTTGCAGGTTTCGTTACACGTTGCGCAGTTGCTTGCTGAGCAATATCAGCCCAACTAGGTTCACACAACAACATCACAGCCACCGTACCTAGAAGGATTGGGAAAATCGTTTTCATGTCTCTACTCATGGATCAAATGTAATAAAAGGACCAAAATAATAGTTGATTGGCGCAAATAAAGCTAGGAAAATAACAAATATTACCACAAGCACTAGAATAGGAAAGCCCGTGACTTCAAAAAACTGTAGTAGTCCGGGAAGTATGAAAAAGATAAAAAACAATGCAAACAACATTTACCAAACACTCCACAAAAACTTACCAGCATGCATAATTCAAGCTCACTTGCCCAGATTCAAATCAGCCAACTCGCGGTTGGCGCCGCCATCAACAACTGCATTGCTCACTGCCGCTTTGCTCATGATCAGTTCACCCATGTCCTCTTCCACAGTGCCCTCGGCAACAAGATTGTAAACAGTGACGTTGTCCAACTGCCCGATGCGGTGAACACGATCCGCAGCTTGGATGAGATCACCCGGGGTCCAAGGCAGCTGGAGAAACGCACACGCCCGAGCCGCCGTGAGCGTGATGCCAAAGCCTGCACTGGCAATGTTCAAGACAATCACCTGCACATCATTGCGAGTTTGGAAGTCCTGTGCTGCCTGGGCACGCTGCTCCAAGCTAACGCCGCCGCGAATCACTCGCACGCCGATATTAGCTGCTGCGAGACGTTCAGCAACTTGATCAACCATGCGCTGGTGATGTGCAAACACCACAAGCTTTTCACCCTGCTCAACAAAGTCCATGATCCATTCCACGGCATTGTCCAGCTTGGCATATGCAGCAATCTCACGGCACTTGCCCAGCGCCACGATGGCTTCGTCGCTCTTAGCAGCATTACCGCCATGCCGCACCAGGGTTTCCATGCCCTGCTTCCAAGCGCCCGAGCCCTCAAAAGCGGCTGCTACAGAATCATACTCAGCGCGATCAAACTCCAGGGGAACCGTAACAAAAGTCTTGGGCGGCAAATCCCGTAGCACGTCCTGCTTGAGACGACGCAGCATGCAAGTTTCAGTCAACAGCGTGTTGATCTCGGCTTCGTTGCTGCTGCCGTTAAAGTCCCAGCCCCAGCGGGTCTTATGGGCGTTGCAGAACTTAGAAGCAAAGTTAAAGAAGTTTTCAAACTGCGGCACCCAGCCAGCCAACGTGTTCACAGTTGTCCACAGCTCAACAGGCCGATTCAACATGGGCGTGCCCGTGCAGAACGTCACATGCGGCACAGCATCATGCGCCTGACGAAACTGGCCACGCTGCCGGGGAATTTCCTCACGTCCTGTCACCAGCCGCAAAAAAGCCTGCGTGCGATGGGCTTTGGGATTTTTGATCTTGTGGCTTTCATCAGCCACAACATAATCGTAGTTTTGCGCTTCCAGTGCAGCCAGGTTGCGCTCGACAATGTCGTAGTTGATAAGGGTTACATCATAACCCGGCTGCGGTACACGGCTGAAACTCACATGCGGCCATTGTGCCCTAAGCTGTACCTGACGCTTTTTGCTGGGCACAAAGCCCACAATCAGCACGCTGAGCTGGCTGCCCAGCATGAGAGTGATTTCCCGCCGCCAGTTCAAGAGCAAGGTCTTGGGCAGCACCACCAGCATGGGAAAGCGGCGGTTTTGCCAAGCATACGCCATGACCTGCGCGGTCTTGCCCAGTCCGGGCTCATCAGCCAGCAGCACGTTGCCGTCCCAGCGTTCGAGATAAGCCACGCCCTGCGCTTGATATTCCTTGAGCTGAAAACTAAAGCCCGGGATATCGCAAGCCTGCGTGTTGCTGTTAAGCACGCTAACCAACGCATCCGGCACGGGCAAGCGGTGCTTGACGCACAGCTGATACACCTTGCGGGCGTTGGGCACTGTAGCGGAAACGTGAAGCATTTCAAGCCCCGTGATGCACTGTAGTCATATATAGCACGGTTGCCTAAAACGTCAACCAAAAAAATGCCTGCATGGTGGCAGCCTCATGATGAAAGCCCGCCTAGGTCAGCAAAAACAACAGCTTACAGTGCAAACTTACGGTTGTAAAAACAATAGCTTAGCGATTTTCACGCTCTGTCGTGCGGTTCATGGTTAAATATGCTACGTGGGCACGCTAGCGGGGATCAAAATTAAATCAAGAAAAAGGTTGACAGCCGGGTCATACGTGCTAGTATGGCAAGGTAAAGCAAGGAGCATGCCTTGAAACACTGGATGGTGGATCACACAGCAAGCCGTACCGTTGAGGGCATGATCATGTCCTTGGCTGGTGTGTGCGATGGTGCGCACAAGCATGACGCACAGGGCTTTTCGGGTGCAGACACAGAGTTTGGGCACAGCCTGGCTCAGCGTGCCCAGCAAGGGCGTGCCTACACTGTCAAGCAAGCGCAGGGCGCACTCAAGCTGGTCAACAAGTACCGACGGCAGTTGGGCGGCGAGGCTGTGGTGCAGGCTTTCCTGGTTAATCCTGTGTTTAAGGCCCAGCCCTATGATCCTGCTGCTGCCCCTGCTCCCGAGGCTAGCCCCAACAACAAGCCTGCGGACCGCGAGCTTGTCAGCAAGGACACCCTGGCAGTTTTCAAGTTTCGCTATGACCCCGAGCTGGTTGCAGCTATGAAAACCATTCGTGGCTCGCACGGCGACAAGCGTTTTTATGCCAGCTGGGACCCGCAAAACAAAGTGTGGACTGTACCGGTTAATACCACCAGCATCTGGCTGATCATGGATGTAGCGGAGCGGTTTCGCTTTTCCGTGGAAGAACGTTTTAACGAATATGTCCGCAAAATACAAACCAAAACCAGCGACAGCCGCATGATGCTGGCACTTAACGGCGGACAGAACATTGTTGTTGACGATGGCATGATTACAGTTGCCATTGCTGATCCTGATATTCTCAAGGAGTTCCAAGATGCACTCGCTTCCTGAAGGTTTTGACCGTGAGCTTCTCAAAGAAGCTTTTCTCGACATGCCCACGCCCCATGGCGCTGTTTTTGATGATCTCCGACGGTGGTGTGGCAAGTGCCTTGTCCCCGTAAGAGGCTGTGAGGCTGTGGTAGGTAATTCCTGGGCTGACAAGATTTGTCCCCAATGCACAGCAATTTGGCCTGAGTTTATTGATCTCTATCAAATGTGGATGATGATGGAACATGACGAAGACGAAGAGGGCACAGAAGTGCTCTATGTGAACTGATCATGGAAACTCAACATTTCATGGTGGTCCGCCAGGACGACAACGGTTGTAGGTATGCAGTAGCAGACAAGCTTAGCCAATACGAGGCCGACCTGCTAGCTCTACGACTGTCAGCTCGCGGACACAAACAAACTTTTTTTGTGCAAAATTGGACCACTGCTCAGCAACGTAGGGACTTTTTGATGTGTGATTAAAGCACGTAGCAACAGGCAACTAAGTATCAAACAGCAAGTGCAGTTGGGAAACCAACTGCACTTTTCTTTTGCTTGAATCTCCGGCTGAAACTGTTATAAATATCAAAAACAACATCCAGCACATTAGGACATTAACATTGCAAAGACTGTTTTATGGCTATAGCACAGTGGAAACCAACGTCAAAAATCAACAGTTTGCTGACATTGAGTTGGTAAAACGTGATTTACTTAATGCTTTTTACACCCGTCCCGGTGAACGAGTCATGATGCCAGAATATGGCTGTGCTATTTGGAACATGTTATATGATCCTTTTGATGATGTTACCCGTCAAAACATAATAGATGAAGTACAAAAAGTAATCAACGGTGATCCCCGTGTGCAAGCTAACAGTATTGCAGTAAATGCGTTTGATCAAGGTATAAGGTTACAAATGGATTTGTTTTATGTTCCATTTAACGCAATAGGGACATTTAGTTTGGACTTTGATCGTCGTACAGCAGAAAGTTATTAATAGAGATCATCATGGCAGTTACTCAACAACAGCGTCAAAGCCAACTTTTTTATGCTCAAGATTGGCGAGTTATATATCAAGCCTTTACAGAAGTAAACTTCACAGCATACGATTTTGATACCATACGTGCTGCAATGGTAGACTACATAAGGCTGACTTATCCTGAAGATTTCAACGACTGGATTGAAAGCAGCGAGTTTGTTGCTATTATTGATCTGTTGGCTTATTTGGGTCAAAGTCTTGCGTTTCGTGTAGATTTAAACACACGCGAAAACTTTATTGAAACTGCCACACGGCGTGAAAGTATAATACGTCTTGCCAGGATGTTGAGCTATAATGCTCCAAGAGCCATGCCCAGCCAAGGTTTGTTGAAAATAACCACGGCTATTAGCAACCAAGATTTGTATGATGCAACAGGACAAAATCTCAAGAATGTTCCCATAACTTGGAATGATCAAAACAATCCCGATTGGCTGGAACAGTTCATCCTAGTGATAAACAGCAGCTTGAACAGCAACAACTATTTTGGTAATCCTGTGAAAAGTGGGATAGTCAACAATATTCCCACAGAACTTTATGAAATGAATACCACCAACAATGGTAGCACAGTGTTTCCTTATAGCGGCAGTGTAGCAGGAAACAACATGGACTTTGAGTTGGTAAATCCTGATTTTTCCGTTGCAGATTCCACCAGCATTGCGACTGCCACAAGTGGGGTATTTTCTGAACGTGCCCCCAATCCCACAAACAGTTGGTACTTGATTTATCGCAGCGATGGACTGGGTAATACCAGTGCCAATACTGGATTTTTCCTCATGTTCAAACAAGGACAACAGGGATATACAGATTATCAGTTAGACTATCCTGTTGCCAATCGTGTGCTAGATGTAAACGTCAACGGCATTAACAACATTGATGTATGGGTACAAAATGTTGACAGTCAAGGCAACGTGCTGAAGGACTGGACTACTGTTAGCAGCGTGAATGGATTCAATGTCATTTACAATAGCTTGAATCGCAATGTGAGAGATATTTACAGCGTCTATACACGCGATAATCAAGGACAAGATCAAGTCAGTATTAGATTTGCCGATGGAAACTTTGGTAATGTACCCACTGGCTTCATACGTGTGACATATCGCCAAAGCAATGGCTTGGCTTATCAAATACGTCCTGTAGACATGCAAAATATTCCTTTTGCATTTAATTACAATGACAATCTTAACAATACATTTAACTTGGTATTATCTGCAAGTTTGCAAACAACAGTGGCAAATAGTCAACTGCGTGCCAGCAATCAACAAATACAACTTGCAGCTAGCCAAAACTACTATACTCAAGACCGCATGGTCACCGGCGAAGACTATAATGTATTCCCCTTGACTAACACACAAGCACTGAAAGTCAAAGCTGTAAACCGCACATACAGTGGACAAAGCCGCTTTCTTAACATAAACGATCCCACCGGCACTTATCAAAACATAAAACTTGTCAGCACCGATGGCATATTGTATGACGAGCCCGGCACCAATAAAGTGGAAGTCAGTGTTGCTAACACTCAAAACAGCTTGGCCCTTATTACCAATTACATTCAACCCATGCTGACTGGCAGTCAAGGACAGCAACGTGTAGCTCAAGAAGTCAAAGACTTTTATTATTATTACTATCCGCGAGCTAACTTGCAAAGTCAAGGCACAACTGTTTGGCAAACTGCAACAAGCAGCAGTCAAATTAGCACAGGTGCATTGTATCAAGGAAATGTTGCCCAAACTGTAGGTAGCAACGTTTCGGTAAGCAGTGTGTTTCACGTAGTTGCTCCCGGCGCTTTATTTTATGCCAACAACACATGGTGTGAAGTCACTGCTGTCAACCAACAAGGTGTAGGAACCAACAATGGCTTGTTAAGCACTGGCCAGGGAGCCATAAGCATTACTCCACCTCTTATAGCCAATACTATTGGGTATCAACCCACGGAAATAATTGCCAGTTGGAATCCCTTGTTCAATGCCCAAGAAACCTCAGATATTCAAACTGCTTTGGATAGAAAAAACAAATTTGGGATTCGATATGATTATCTAAATGCGCAATGGAAAGTTATTACCAGCGGCAATATCAATCCCGGTGCTTGGAGTTTAACTAACAGCGGTGACACTACCAACACAAATCGTGATAGCAGTTGGTTGCTGTTGGCTGCGTTTACTGGCAGCACATGGACATTCACAGCTCGCGCACAGCGATATGTTTTTGAAAGTGTGCGAGATGTTAGATTTTTATACAACACTCAATACAAAACAATTGACATAAACACCGGTGATGTCAAACAAGACAGTATAACAGTATTAGACATCAACACTGCCCCACAAGATCCCACAACTACAACTCCTGCCCCAGCGTTGGGCGCCAACTACATTTGGCGCATACTAGGACAAGACATTTATCCTGATGGTTATGTGGATAACACCAAGGTCTATGTAAGTGGTGAAAACAATCCCCTGGGCTTGCCACTAAATCCCAACCAATATGATATAATTGTAGACCCAGAAAACATCGCACAGCGTATGATATTTTGGACTTTAGTTCCCACAAGTGATGGTTACGAATATTGGCAGCCACGTGTTATTCCCACAAGCCGCATTTATACATATGCCAATCAACTGCCACCTGCAAGTGATCCCCTTTGGAGTCAAGGTGAAGTTGCATATGTGATGACAACTGGACAATTTTATCAGTGGATACGCCGGGGTCCCAGCGGAGAGTTGATACTTGTCACCAATAGCTGGAAAATGAAAATAGGCCGCCGTGGTTTAAAATGGATTTATGATCATTATGCTCCCAACGAGCAACGTATTGATCCAGCTATAATGAATATTGTTGACATATATGTGCTTACAAGCACATACGATACAGATTTGAGAAACTGGATAGCAACAAATGCTCCAGCCAGTGCTGAACCACAAGCGCCTACTAGTGAACAACTGCGCAGTGTTTTTTCAGGCTTGGAAGCATTTAAAACCATGACCGACCAAATAATATGGCATCCAGTGAAATATAAAGTAATATTTGGAAATCAAGCTCCTCAAGAACTACAAGTGCGTTTCAAAGTAATCAAAGCATCAGGCACCACAGTAACTGACAATGAAGTTAAAAGTCTTGTTATAGGAAGTATTAACGAATACTTTAGTTTGATTAACTGGGACTTTGGACAAAGCTTTTTCTTTACCGAACTTGCTGCTTACATACATATAAGATTAGCACCGGTTATAGCCAGCGTGGTTATAACTCCTTTAAATACTCAAGCACAGTTTGGCGATTTGTTTGAAATCAAATGCCAACCTGATGAAATATTCATTAGCAGTGCTAGAGTAACTAACGTAGATATTGTACAAGACTTCACCAACGCAACACTGGGTATAACACATGGCTAATCGCAAAATAGTAGAGTTACTTCCTCAAGTTAATCAAACAGCAGCATTAACGAAGTTTTTCAATGCCACTGTGGACCATTTGTTCCAACCAGAAAACAGTGAGTTTCTAGCTGGGTATGTGGGCAGTCATCCAGTCTATTACAATCCTGTTACAGATTTTTATGTTCCCGAGCCCACTAGTGATAGAGAAAAATATCAACTTTCACCCACTGTGGTCAGTCGTGATCCACAAAATGGTGCAGTGCAAAACATTTTGTTTTATGATGACTTGTTAAACAAACTGCGGTTGCAAGGTGCAATAACTTCAACTCCCGAACGTTTGTTTAACAATCGCTACTATAGCTGGAGTCCTCCAGTAGACATAGACTTGTTTTTAAACTGGAATCAATATCGCTGGGTTCCACAAGGTCCTCGACGTATTGATTTGCTTGATGTAACTGACTTTTATCAAAATATTCGCGGGCAGTCAAGTTACACTTACACTGGCAGTTATGCAATAGCCAACGCTGATGGCAGCAATGGAACATCACAAACAGGTTCTATTATTTTTACAACAGGATTGAAAATCAGATTCCTAGCTGACAGTCGTCCTGAATACAACAACCAGGACTGGATAGTTTGCAATGTTGGTGAAAAAATCCTACTAGTAAACGACGATTGGGCAAGTGATGCCACAAATGGTTTGCGAGTGTTTGTGGATCAAGGGCCAATATATCATGTGCAAGAACGTGGAACCTTAAACAGCAACAGTTATAGTTTGGCCAACAGATGGTTCCATTTAGATGTCTTGAATGTCAGCCAAACACTGGCTGTGGAAAATCCACAAAACAGCCTAACTGAAACTCTTGCCCTGCCTCCGCAACGGCCTATTTTGCAATATCTACGCAACTTGGAGTTAGGGAACCAAGGCACAACCAGCCGTGGTTATATTAACTTCACAAGCAGTGATCCCAACTTTATTGCAACTTACACAGGGCTTGCCAATCCCGCAATAAATGGTCGATCTTTGCAAGATGGTGATTTAATCTTGGTTATAAATGATCAGGATTCTCATGTAAACAACAGAATATACCAAGTAAGTGGTTTATCCACTATTGGACAATGTGTGTTAACCGCACAACCGCGCTCACCCTCGGACAGCAGCACACTAGCACAACTGGGTGATCAAGTTTTATTGATAGAAACAACAGGTGCTATTGAGACATGGCACTATACAGGTGCGTCTTGGCAATTGGGACAAAGTGTATCGACTGGTAGTCGTCCACTTTGGATGCTTTATGATGGTTCCGGCATTGCCTTAAATGATCTAGGTGCATACCCCGGTAGCACATTTACAGGCAGCTTGTTGTTCAGTTATCAAACAAGCGACTTCCGCAGTACAGATGCTTATTTGGGTATAAGTGTGGAACTAAATGAGTTTGGTGATTGGATATTTGAAAACCATCAACAAACTGACACGTGGACATATTTGCTTGACAACATTGCCACAGCGATTGGGGGCTGGAAATATTCCCGCATAGCTGCTGATGATTTTGTCCCGGAACAATATGCCAACGGATGGTATCAAGCTCAAAGTGACAGCCGACAGTATCTTGATTTGCAATACGTCATGGATCAAGGAACACTTTTGGGTGTAGGCGAGCAAAACAAAGTATTTTCAGGTTTAGCTTATCCCAACAATGCCCTGCTCATGCCCACAGGCGTGGAAATACCTGCTAATGAGGCAAACGATGTCCCTAGTGTAAATGTCATTAGAAATCGTCAAGGTGTTCTCTCACAGTTGTTGCAAAACACTGATTATAATGTCGAGAACACCAGTGTTGTCTTGGTCAATAATGCTCAAGAGCAGGATAGATATTTTATCAGTGTTT